CAGTAGTTCCGTTTGTAATTGCAGAAACGTAAGCTTTTGCAGAAGCAGATCCATCAGCTTTAATAACCAATATAGTTTGGCCTACACCAATTACATTAGTTGCTGGAAGCAATGATAAAGCACCCGCGTTTGTAAAGGCTAGTCCTGTGTAAGAAACATGCAATCTATTTTGTTCCGACCATACTACTTGATCCGACGTCATAGGAATTTCAGCTCCTACCATTTTTAAAAATCCTCCAATAGTTCTGTTTCCGTATCTTTCAACTTCCGCTTCGTAAACTTCTGGAATGTATTGTTGTGCCCAGTTTGCGCTATCCGCATCTGCACTTGTAAAGTCGATATAATTTGTTGATAATACCGATTTTTTTGCGAAGGGTATTAAACCCGATCCACCTGTTAATGCCATAATAAAATGTTTTAATGTTAATTCTTAAATGTTTTTTTAATTCTTAATTTTGAAGAATCGACGCCACTAATTGCTTTTACTGTAAATCCTCCAATGCTAACATCAGATGGTGCAGTTGATCGCACGTCTGAACTAACGTTTTTAGATTTTGCTAGTACTTCTTTTACTGCATCAGCTTTGCCTTGCTCGTAAAAATGTTTAGCGATAGTGTCTGCGTTGTCTGCAGCGTAAATAGCTTTGTGATAACCTTTCGTATCCGTTACTTCACCCTTGTCATTTAGGAACTTCCCAATGAGGTTATTAATGTTAGATTGGTTTTCTGCAACTTTTTCTACATTTTGAACACCATATCTAAATGTTTTTTCACCTAATTTGAAATCAAAACCTTTGAAATCTTGTGTAAACATTTGTTTAGTGCTTTCTTTAAACGTTGAATGTTGTTGCTCTGCTACTTTTTGATTCTCATTGTAGCGATTGAAAAACTCGGAAGCTTTACTTTGCTCTGGCGACGATCCGGGTCTCAACTTGATTTCCGAATAATATTTGTCTTTCAGACTTTCTAAAAAATCTTTTGCTTCTGCAACCTCTTCTTTTTTTGCAAGTTTCTTTTTGCGGATGTCTCGCTCCTCGTCAATATCTTCATCAAAATCAAACTTGTCCTCCATCAAGAAGTCAATCTCAGTGTTATCCAAATGTGATTTTGTTTGTTTGTAATATTCTCTTAGCAACGTATCTGAATCTACTTTACTGTAATCCGCGTTTAACCTTACATAATCCTGTACGGTTCCGCCTGTTTCTTTCATAAAATCTACAAGCTTTTCTACGTTTTCAGGTAAATCTGCTTTTGGGGTAGACTCAATAATTTTTTCTACTTTCGCTACATCTTCAGGTTCTGTAATTTCATTTATATTAATTACCTCCTCTGGTTCTGCGGCAACCTTTTCGACAACCTCTTCGATTACCTCTTCGGCTACTTCTTCAACTACTTCTTCAATAGCAGCTGCTGGTTCAGATAAGTCAACTTTAGTAACGTTATCTAATTCTGTTTTAAGACCTCTTTTAAGATCCACTTTAAATGTTTCTGACATGATATGATATTATAAAATTAGTAAATAGTTATCACCTAGGTTCAAATTGTTCTAGGCCAAATCCACCGAGGTTGTCAAACCCTGCGGATTCAAAATTCTTTGGTAAAGAATCATTTTTTCTTTGATCGATTAACTCGCTTTGTTGAGTTGCTTGTATTTTTGTTCTATCGTCTTTACGATCTTCTTTATACTTTTCGTTATTTTCTTGCGCACCAGATTGAGCTTGAGCTAGTTGCATATTGTACTGGAATTCAACTTCCATTAATTGCTTTTTAATCTCTGCCTCTTGTTGCATTTTTTGTATCTCAAACTGAGATTTAGATTGCTCTATTTTTATTTTAGTTTCAGATAAAGCTTGTTGCTTTTGTACTTCAGCCATTGCTGCAGCTTCTGATGCTTTAGCGTTTGCCGCCGCTTGTGCTTGTATATTTGCTTGCTGAGCCGCTTTATCAGATTCTTCTTTCTTCTGTCTCCTGAACTTAATAGATTCGTTAGCTAACTTAATGTTTTTAATTTGACGAATATCAATAGCGTCTTCTAAGTTAATACCTCCCGATTGTAATGCTACTTGTATGTTTTGCTCTAATTGCTGTTGAGCTTCATCGTCTGGCTCTAACTCTAAGTATATACCAAAGTCATGCAAATTTAAAGTATCTATTTCATCTAGAATTTCAGCATTGTATATTGATACACTGTTATTCATAGAATTACGAGTCAAAGGAAAGTCTAACAAGTCTCCTATTTTTAACGAAACGTTTTCACACGTTTTAAGCGTTAGAAATAAACCAGCCTGTTTAATATGCCTAGTAGCTACATTAGACGCGTTAGCGGCCATCTTTTGAAGCCCTACCAAAGAGTTCTTATCCGGTTGACTACCATCTCTTGCTTCATTTAACCCCGTTACATCCCTTATCATTTGTAAGTAATACTGATAAGTATTTATAAGAGCTGATATTTTTCCTTGACCTGATGACGAAGATAATTCTTGTACAGGTATTTTACCTCTGTTTAATTCACCATCTTGCGTTAACGATCTACCAACAACACTACCCGTTTGAAAATACATATTTAATGCTTCTGCTGGATTGTATGATGTTCCGTTACCTAAATCAACTTCAGCTAAACCATCCATATCTAAAAATACACCATCCGGCACTATTCTAGACATAACTTGTTGTAGCTTTAAATGAGTTAGTTGAATCATATCGGCAAAGCCTGTTATACGACTAACTAAAGATTCTATCTTACCCTTATATATTTTAGGTGCACAAATAGAATAATTCATAGCTACCTTAGTGGTATCCGCAAATGGTCTTGTCATATTCTCAGACATTTCCCACTTTAACATTTTATTATTACCTAAAATCTTAACACCCGTATATAAAACTTCTATAGTTCTAAACACTTTTTTAAACGAATCATTTTCAGGTGGATTAAAACTGTCTGATTTTTCAATTGCCTTTTCGAGGCCTTGATCTGTTTTTTTAATTTTAAAGACTTGGTTCATATAAGTCTTGTATTCAAAATACATTAAAGAAACTTTACCGTCATCACTGCTACTATATCCACTTGTATAGTTACGTGAATTTGACATTCTTTCTATCTCTTTTAACTCATCGTTATTTAGAGCTGGGAATTCTTTAGCAACCTCTGCTATAGTGCGTTCTTTTTCTTCGCCTACGTAATATAAGTCTTCAAAGTTAGGGTCTTCTGTGTAAGAATAAACTAAACACGCAGGATCTACATAATCAATTGTAATCCCTTCCGCTTTATTAAAACTAGTCTTAGTAGCAGCAATACCTATAATTGTTAAATCGGCGTGTAGCCTACGTTCAGTTAAAGTATATTTATTGTTATCTAAAACGTTATTTATTATTTCTTCTTGAGCTATTTCTATATTTTGTTTATAGTCAAGCTGCATGTGAAGAGTTAGTTGATTTTCATTTTCAGGAAGCATTTCCGGATTTTCAACATTATAAGTATCCATTCCCAGCTTAGACATCATTTGTTCATTGAACTCTTTAGTTCTCATATCGGCTACAATAGCTGAAACATAGTCCGTTCTTTTCTTGCTAGATTCAGGATCTTGAGCATAAGCTTTTATATCGTATGTTTTATGAGACATACCGTTTACAACAATATCTACAAACTTAGGTATAATAGGTACTGGCTTCCAGTCTAAATTAAGATAAGATAAATCACCGTTTATAGATAATTCATCTTTGTATTTTTGAATAGATTGTTCCCCTCTAGCGTATAATCTAAGCTGGTGAAACGCGCCGTAATTAGACGAGAACCTATTTTGTGAAGATCTGGAACTTCCAAACCATTCGTGTTCAATAGCTCTAGCTACTTGTAAGCCATATTCTGAACTAGCTTTTTCGTCATCACTAACAGTTTGACTAGGAAAAGAACTATTATAATTAGTTTCTATCATTTATTTTATTATTTGCGAAGTTGATCCTTTATTATCATATCTTTTAAAAGGTAAACTTATAGCTTTATTTTCTCTAACAGCTACAGGCCTATACCTATTCTTATTGCAAGCCATAATTGCTAATCCCGAACTAATGGAAGCATCGTGTTTTGTTCTATTGTTTATATTAAACTTAGCCCAATCTTCTAATGTTCGTTGCATATACATATTGCCATACGTTTCCCCGTTGTAACCAACGTGTGTTTCTATATAAGATTCGATTGCCGCAGCGTGTGCTTGTTTTATATCTTCACTGGAGTTAGGTATTCCACCTATTTCTCTTTCAGTAACTGATAGTTTGTTCCAAACCTTATCCGGTCTGTTCATACTGTAACCTCTGTAACCTCTTCTTTTGAAATGATATAGTAATCTAGGTTTGTTATTTTCACAAAGTAAAGGCATACCATAAAATATACATGCCATTAACACATCTTCAAAAAACATTTCAGCAGTTTGCGGTCGTGCTATATACTCTAAGAAAAAACAATTAGGAGGAGCATCCTCCATGCTAAACTTAGTTAAACCGTGCAAAGCACCGTTAGATCCTCTCTTATCAACAGTACCTGATATATCGTAACTGTCACATCCGAATGCACCCATATGATCATTACCTGGATACTTAATACCGTTTTTTATTATAATTTTATTTTGTAAATCATATTGCGGAACCCAAGACACTTTAAATCTTCCATCCTTGTTAGGATAAAATACTACCTTAGAATCTTTCATTCCGTTTGCCCAAGCAAAACTACCTGTTGTTACTACAGAAGTATTTTTTAAATCTTCGTTGTAATCTACTTGCTCGTATATTTTAGTAAGATTAAAAATAGACTCTTTGGCTTCGTCTCTAAACGCATGCTTTTCTGTTCTTGGAAACTGACGATAGTATTCGTTTAAACCATCCTGATCGTCTTTTAATCCTTCAACTTCATTTTGCCAATGTTCTATAACACCCATATCAATCAACTCTCCGTCAACACCTTTTACAGGTTTTTCGGGCGTATCGAATACAGGTAATCCATGAGCGTCAATGTATCCCTCGTAATTCCATTCCATAGGTATGAACAAAGAATATAGTCCTGAACTAGTCTGTCCGTTGCGGTTTCGTTTTTTAACATCTGAATTGCCGTATAGTTGCTTAAAGTTATTACCACCTTTTTCTAAAGCGTTTGATGTTGAACCCATCATACACTTACCTACTATTTTACTACCTAATCTTAAACAGGTTTTTGTTACCCTCCAGTTATTTAATATATTGTCAGGTCTTTCCCACTTTCCACTTTCATCGTGTATTAGTAGTTTTAATTTTTCCCCATCATAGGAGTTATCCCCTGTATTTTTCCAGTCAATAGTTGTATCTAGTCCTGCTAATTCTTCTTCCGTTTGTCCTTCGTTAAGCTTGCGCCTTGTGAGCCTTGAGGCGGGGATTCTGTACGCGAGTTCTGTTTTCGGCCTGTCCATACCGTCTTGGATTGGTTTAAAGAAAAACGGGTAGTTACTCGAAATGGGTACAACTTTATCTGTGAACATTTTCTTAGCATCGGAGCCAGATTTGGACAAAATCCCGAACCGTGAATCCGTTGATATTGTGGCCATATTGACCGTCTCCCCAGACGCCATGAATGAAAATCCTGAACGTCTATTCTTGAGATATGACATACCGTAACATCTTTTGTCTGCTTTACAAGCTTCCCAGAAGATGTAAAATAACCTGTTTGACTCTCTAAAGTCTGCGCTCCCAACATCAATTTTGGACCACTGCAAGTACACGTAATGAGTACCAGTGATATAAGTAGACTTACCATTGTTATAAAACCAAAAACCTTGTTCTCTTTTTCCAAATTCTTTATCTATATATTCGTACCATTTTTCTTTAAAATCACTAGAATACCTTTCCCAATCAAAAACACTTTTTATTTTTGCTAACTCTTTAGGGTACTCTGATTTTTCCCAATACTGTTCTTCTTTCTTAGCTGAACGCTTTTGCGAACTTTTTGGTTCTTCAGGTAAAGCGATGTTAAAATTTTGGATAGTATATATTTCTCCAATTTTTCCAGTTTTGCTAATAACCACAATGTCATGTTCAGCATTATAACCATACTCCCATTTTTTATACCTATTCATCCGCTTTATAATTTGCGGCTTTATATGATTGGTATTTATTTCGTATAAAGATTGCTTGTACATTATTTGGATCGTCCTTCAGCAAAGCCTTTGAAAGCTTGTTTCTTGTCTTCTTTAGGTTTTTCTTCTAACCTTTCTTCTTCTTCTTCTAATCTAGCGAGTATTTCAAAAGCATCGAATATAGCCAGCTTTTTAGTTGCTGCTGCATTCTTAAGTTTATCTGCTGATAAATCTTCTTGTGAATCTACAATAGCTTCTTTAGCTACTTTAATTAATTCCTCAACGGCTATTTTTCCAGCTTGGATTATATTCTTTTTCGTCTCCTTTGTATTCATATTTAATTACAATATCATTTGATTTCATACAATATAAACGCTTGTTTTCAAAAACAAACTCAAACTCAGAGTTAGGTTTAAACCCAATTAAATCACCAGGCAGTATTTTAGCGTCTTCTAAGGACTTATTACCGTATTTTAGTATACCAATAAGGTCTCTTTCTTTTTGGCTCTTTAAAACGTCTGTTTCAACAATAGGCGATACAAAGCAATAGTGCATATTAGCACTCCAAGTATCGTTCCTTTTGTACATATATATTTGATCAGAGTTTGCGAAATATAAATCTTCTTTAAAAAATGTAGAACCATTTCTTTCAAGACCTCGAACGTCGTACCATCTTCTAAATATATTATGATGCAGTATTACTTTATCACCGGGTCTTATATCTGTTTTCACAACAGAAGGTACTGAAACAACAATAGCTTCTTTGCTAACAGATCTCCAATCCTCTATTTGAGTATTAGTAATTAAATCTTTATCACCTACTTTTATTTTGTTGTTATACCGATCATTAAAAGGTTTAACAATAAATTGGCCAAGACTATTCATTAATACTCTAGATCATATTCAACGGATATAGCCATGTTAGAATTAAACTTCTTCCATGGCATAATCTCGTTATTCTTCTTTATGTAGATATTATAAGAGGCATCATTTTCTTCAAAGCGTATAACTATTATTTCGTGGCCACCATATACGGTTTGGCCTACAGAATAATGCATTGCATCACTTTTGTAATCTGCACCTATGCTTATTTTTCTAACTATCTTGCTCATCTTCCATTGGGGTGTATTCTCCGGTTTGTAAATCAATATTGATTTTACCATACTCCTCCTCTAAATCTTTTTTAGTATCTTCTAATTCTCCGCTAATTTGAGCGAATGTATGCAACAGCTCGTGCTTTTTAGCTTCTAGCATTCCTAGATTAATAATTAGTTCGTCTGCTGCTGTTTTTTGCTCAACAAGAGTTTTTAATTGTTCTTCTTT